ATGAACGATCCTATGTTTGTCGAAACGCTAATTATTTCCTCATCATTTTTTATCATCGCGATTATTTTGATTGCTTCCGTGCTGCTGCTGGAAAACGGCTGACCGTTAGCCAGCCGCTGTATTTATTGTTTACGGAACGTCACCAGTTCAGGACGGGCGATACGCAGATAGTCCTGGGTATCCATAATCACCGACTTTTCCAGCAGGCCGGCGTTAAAGGCGATCTCATCGAAGCGCTCAAACAGCAGCGGATCGGCGACCAGCGTCAGATCCGGATGAAAGCTGAAGGGGGGAATGGCGCCGAAAACGCAGCCGGTAAGCGCATCCACTTCTGCCGGACTGGCGAGAGAGGCCTTTAGCCCACCGAAATGGCTGGCCAGCAGGCTCAGATCGGCCTGCCGATCGGCGGCAAGGATTGCCAGAATATGTTTCTTAACGCCGTTGCCTTTTACCTTGCAGACCAGTGCTTTTGCACCCTGCCGGAGATCGGTCCCGCGAATTTCACTGACCGCTTCGCATTTCCCAACGGCCTCATGCGCCACCACGCGAAAGCGCGCCTCCTGCTCGGTTAATAAGCTGATTAGGCGCTGATGGGTCGTCGTCCCGGTCACGTCATCAGACATAACGATTTCACCTGTGATTTGCCAATACGTAGCTTGCTACATTAGCACGGGACGGAGAGGGCTGAAAGAAAACAGCCAGCGGGAGCGCTGGCTGTTGGGTCATGCGTTGCTGGTGGATGACTGTTTCTGGAGCAATTCGCTAAAATCTAAGTGACTGAATTTAATTTATAAAACTCTTTCCCCAAAACATCCCCAAAATAATTCCCCAAAACTCCCTGTTTAAATCACAACTTTTTTCCATTCTAGACCACGATCATCTCCATACATTACGCTCATTGCTTCGGTTTTATGCCCTAAAAGAGTTTTGACATCTATACCCTGAGCTTTGTATGTTCTTGATGAAAGCGAGCGCTGTTCATGAAACGGCGGAAGGGCAGTGCAATCCTTTGGCCAGGTAATATTTGCTTTATCTCTTGCCTCCTTAAAATATCTTGATATTGTTTTTTCGGGAACGTGAGATCCCGCTTTACCGTAAGCGTGATGCTTAACATGGTGGATCAGATAAGGGCTCACTACTCTATCGCGACACTTACTAATAACATCAGCCAGAGTCAACCCGATTGCATCGCACCTTAAATTTAAGGGGATAGCTAACTTCATTCCGGTTTTATTTTGGGTAACATGAAGGTGATTATCCCAAATGTCACTAAACTTCATCTCGACTATGTCACCTATCCTTTGCCCGGTTACTAAAGCCAAAAGCATAGAATTTTGAGCGCAAGGCGGCAAAGAGCCTGCGCTTTCAAAAATCAACTTCCATTGTTCAATGCTAAGTCTACTTCGTTTCACTTTGGCTACTGGATTTTTAACAGCTAAGGCTGGGTTGTAGCCAGGATCAACCTCGCCAGCATGCTGCGCCTCTTTGAACACGTCGTTTAGTACGCTTCTTATCAGTTGGCCCATTCTGTGCTTTCCCTCTGCCTTATATTCATCAATAATTTTTGCAATGAGTCTTGTATCAACATCCTTCAGGCGAAGGTTTGGCACTCTATCTGCGAGAATCTGAGAACATAATCGTCTGGATTTTACAGTAGGGTTTTTTATCTCACCGTCACGCAACCTTTCCATCTGAATTTCGATGTATTTTTTAATCCACTCAGAAACACGTATACCTTGATCCTTTTTCCCTGAGCTCTTCATTGCCATATCAATCAGAGCATAAGATTGCTGAGTTTCTTGTTCTGCGGTTATACGGTTCATCTCGATTGCAGCAGCTTTTGCCGCTTCATCATCTGTTCCGAATCCAATAAATGAACCTGTTACAGGGTGGCGATATTGCCAATAAATTTTTGAAGTACGCTTATCTAACTTACAGTAAAGGTTGGGTATTTTGACATTATGTTTTCTGGGGCGAGCTGCCATTTATTGCTTTCTCCACTAACTGGCGGGCCTTGTCTGATAATGATGACGAAATATCAACACTGCCAACCATGCCAACAAAACGAGCATCTTCATCTATAACCCAGCGTCGACCTTGCTTTAAGGCTGGCGGATAAGTCTGTTTGGTCTTTGCTATTTTGTTTAATGCTGAGTTGCTTAATGGATATTTGAATCCATTAGGACCAGATGCCCACTCATGAAGTGTTACTAACTGCCCCATGCGTTTCTCTCCACTTAACCGGCTGCACCCGGTGTTTATTTCTGTAATTTATCCTTCATGCTCTTAACTGTTACCGTAAGCAGATCGATATCAGTAACTTTTCCGTGAACGATTTCAGCTATCCGCTCAACAATAGCGCGGTAGTTTGTTTGTTCGGCTTTACCATAAAGCAGCGATGCCAGAGCAATCTTCATCGCCTCAAGCGCCATAGCCGCATCTTCGTTTACTGCGCCTGGCGTCGCATCGCGCTCTTCTTCAAGCTGTGCGATAGTCTTTTGAAGCCATTCTTTGGTTAATGTCATGGGTTGCTCCATTCATCTTCAATCGCTACGCCAAGGCGATGCAGCCAGTCAGCCAGTTTAAGCATTGATTCCCTGTCGCTTAGTCCGCTGGGGAAATCGTCCAATGCGACAAGGGGTTTGAATGCACCAGAGCGATCTCGTTCGATAGTAACGTATTGCTCCAGGGTTGTTTTGCTAACGCTGGATGTGTGCCTTACGAGATACTTTGAAAACCTGTCCCGTGTGTCAGTGTCATATTTGTACTCAACAAGCGTCATGCTGCTGCGCCGTGAATCTATGCCGAGTAAGTCGAGCAAGTTAGCCATGCTCACTCTCCTTTGCCGGCTGCGGCGGCGTTAACCATCGCACGATATACTTCAGCCAGGCGCTGTGACATCAGTCGAGACATGCGCCCGGTTGAAGTCAATCGGCGCTTACCAGCTACCAGCTGATCAAGCGTGGGCTCGACCGGAACCAACGTACGCGCCTCCAGCTCAGCAATCCTCTTGCCTGCGGCTTCCAGCTCATCCTTCAGGCGCTTTGTTTCGCGCTGAACATGCTCACTGATAAACCTCAATCCAAGTGCGGACGCGCAACCCTTCGGTGTCAAAAGTCCAAGCTGAGTACAGATAGTTGTTGCTGTGTAGCCGCAACGCCAACCCGCAGCGGCATCAATAACCGTTTCGGCCAGAATGTTTTTAAAGTCATCTCTACCAAAGTTTGTACCAGCAAAGGCCTTGCTGATTGCTTCGTCTGTCAGCGCCTGTTTGTCGATGTTGCTCATTGGGCGGCCTCCCCTACACGTTTATTCCATGCAGCAATCGCCATGTTGATTTTGTTCGCTCCAACCATCTGAGCAGACTGCGCGTCGCAAGAATGGCAGCGAACAATTGCCGACTGGTAAGGGCAATCCTCTTCGTACTGCGCGAATGCCTCTACATCTTTGCTGCCGCAGAATGGGCAAGGTTTAACTTGACCGCTCATTGAGCATCTCCCTGACGTTTTGTGGTCCACGTTACAGTGTGTTCTGCGGTAAGCGTGAAGGAATGACCGCATTCATCGCAGGTTAGCTTGTCGCCATCAGCGTCATAACTTTCCTCGGTATCAACTTTGGCATTGCACCATGGGCATTTGGCCTCATCTTCGCTGAAGTAATCCCACTCGTTGTAATCCGAATTATTCTCAACCCTCGCAAGAGCCTCAGTGCGAATTTTTTCCTCTTCTGCTTCATGGCATGAATGGCATGTCCAACCCCAAAAACCATTAGCATCACGAGAACCCCATACACCACCACCGATATCATGCTCACTTCTGGGTGGAATGGTGATGGCGTCTTTACGGTTAACTCCGCAGCATTGGCAACGGTCGTGTTCTTCACAAACTACATACGACATCTTTTCGCCGTTCTGATTGCAGTGTCCGCAGCCATTAACCCACATCCAAACGCCTCTCACTTCCAGAGCGTAAAGGTGCTTTTCTGGGGGCGTTAGCGTGATTTCCGGTTCGTGGGTAGTGCCACCAAAAAGCTGCGTGCTACCAGAACGAGTTCTGTTCATGCCTGTTTTCAGGCGATCGTCATTGATTGGTGAAACGATGATTTCGTTTTTGTCTGTACGGTTGCTCATGACTGCGCTCCTTTGCGAATTTGGGCGGCGAACTCGCGGGCATCATCACCTCTGATATCTGCATGCATCTCTTTGGCGAACATCTCCACCCCCTGCGCCATTACATCAGCCAGGATAACTTCGGTTGCTGGGGTTTTAACTTCGACCAGCATTCGAACGCTTTCGACATTCTCCGGATCGGTTGATTGCTGCCATCTGATAATTGCGTCAATCGCAGCTTTAATCCCCGCATTTTCCGCAGCCAGCGCCGCAGTTTCATTACGAACCTTACGCAGTTCTAGAACAGCTACCTGCACTGCATAAGCGAACATAGCAGCAGGGCGGTCACTCACTTTTTCACTGTCTCGTTGCATGTTGACAGCAATAGTCATCAGTTCATCCAGCTGTTCGCCGGTCATTGGTTTATTGGCTGTCATGATTTTGCTCCTGCTGCAATTTGTGTTGCTTGACGAAGTGGGCCACAGCCTTTGACTGGCTGGCGACAATGGTTTTGTCATCCATGTCCAGCCAAACGGTTTTACCGCGATACAGTGATGCCCGACCAATTTCCTTACCATCGAGCATCACATACAGAGATCGTCCGCGAATTTCTGTTGTCGGTAACCAGGATGATGGATAAGGCTCAAGGCCTGTTTGAAAAAGGGCTCTACCATCGTGCAGCCACAGTTCTTATGGATGCCTTCAACCGCTCTAAGAACGAAGAGCAGCGAATGAAAATACTGATTGAGCGTCAGCGTTGCCTGAGCATGGCGCCGAAAGTGAAAGCACCCTCTGATGCATGGTGTCTGGCTGGCCGAGCGAGGAATGTCTGATGATCCACTACCACGGAGGACCAATCACACCGGACACATGCGCGCTGAAGGCATGGAAAGGCAGGCACGCTTTCATCTCCTTCGCTAACCCCGGCCAAATAGCCCTGGCCAGCGAAGTCACCCAGTCTTTCGCGCTGGATAACGGCGCATTCAGTTTCTGGACAAAGAATCGTGTTGTTGACTGGAGCGAGTATTACCGCTTCGTTGAGCGCTGGGGTAACCATCCTCGTTTCGGGTTCGCTGTTATTCCAGACGTTATCGGCGGCACCAGTGAAGAGAATGACGCTCTTATTGCTGAATGGCCTCACGGGAAAGTCGTAGGAGCGCCGGTGTATCACTTTAACGAGCCAGACGAGCGCTTTATTCGTTTGTGTCATGAGTTCCCGCGCGTTTGTATCGGCAGCATGGGCGAATATGACGCCAAGCGACCAAGAGCGTGCCGGGCGAAACTGCGCGACCTGATACGTCACGTAGTCGATAAAAACGGCTACCCAATTACGAAGCTTCATGGCCTTCGCATGCTGAATAAAGATATTTTCACTCACATCCCGCTGTCGTCAGCTGACAGCACCAACGTTGCGCGCAACATCGGAATAGATAAGTCGTGGGATAAATCAGCCTACGCGCCAGCCAGCAAAGAAACCCGCGCGGCGGTGCTGGTTGAACGCATTGAATCATTTAACTCCGCAAGTTCATTGAATTACGACGCAGAACGCGATCGGTTCACGCCACAACTTGCTTTTGAGGTGTAACGCGATGACCGGGAAATACTCACTCATTTATGTCGACCCAGCCTGGCTTTATGACAACAAAGCCAGTAACGGTGCAGCAGAAGATCACTACGACACGATGAAACTGATCGACATGAAGCGCTTGCCGGTTTGGGACCTGGCTGCCGATGATGCAGTTCTGGCTATGTGGTTTACCGGAACCCATACCCGAGAGGCTATCGAGCTGGCTGAAGCGTGGGGCTTTAAGGTCCGCACGATGAAGGGCTTTACCTGGGTAAAGTTCAACCCACTGGCAGAGAAGCATATCAACAAAGCACTTCAGGCAGGCCGTGTGGAAGATTTTTACGACTTCCTCGACCTGCTGAACGCACAGACACGCATGAACGGCGGTAACTACACCCGAGCCAATACCGAAGACTTGTTGATCGCCACCAGGGGGGATGGACTTGAACGCAAGTGCGCCAGCATCAAGCAGGTTATTTACAGCCCACTCGGTGAGCACAGCCAGAAGCCAGCAGAGGCCCGTTTCCGCCTGGAGAAGCTTTACGGTGATGTTCCACGCATCGAACTATTCAGCCGTTGCGGTGCACCTGGCTGGGACCACTGGGGAAATCAATCTGAATCACCAGCTGTTGAGCTTATACCGGCAGTTGCCGTTCCCATGAAAAAACTACAGGAGCGCGCCGCATGAAACCTGAATTAACGCTGCGTCAGAATGAAGTGTTTGAAGCTATCAAGATTCACATCGAAAAGGCTGGCTTTCCACCTACGATGCTGGAGCTTGCCAGATTAATTGGCTGCGCATCGCCGAATGCTGCTGTAGAGCATGTGAAGTCACTTAAGAAAAAAGGTTACATCACTGTTGCTCCTGGTGCTGCCAGGGGCATTACCGTCGTCAAAACGGAATGGGATGCAGATCCAGTGACGATTATCAAAGACCTGCTAGTCGTGCTGGAAGATGACGCGATGCCTGTTGCTGGTTTTACTGATCTGGTGGGTGAGTGTCTTAACCGCTTCCCTGATTCACTGGTGAGCTTTTACCTGGGCACTGGCCGGCCACCTCAGTACCAGATGCAGATAGCCGAACGACTGATAGTTGCTGATAAAACTCAGGCTGACTACATCACACTTCCGCGGCTGATACACGGCGTTTGTTACAGCGTACCTTCTCAGCATATTGAACGAGTTCTTTCTCGATGGGTCAGCAGCAAGCCTGCCGATTATGCCGTTGGTGATGCCTATGGCGGCACTGTGGTTTATCCCTGTTACTCGCTGGTGGACCATGCAGATGGTGAACCTGTAGAGCGTCACCCTGACTCAGCGCCACGAACAGAACGCCGTCGGGCGTGGAGGTTGCATGTCTAAGCTAACAACGTTAAAGCCACGCCTGAAAGCCATTGATACGCGACGCATCAAGCCGATCTACGGTGAGCAGCGCCGCATAAGTGGAAGTGCAAGGGTGAGTTTGAAGCGCCGTATCTATGCGCGTGACAGTGGTCACTGCTGTATGTGTAATCGGGTTGTTGATTTGACTGACAGTGAACTCGACCACCGTATCGCGCTTCAGTTCGGAGGCGATAACTCGGAGAGCAACCTGTGGACGCTCTGCACTGAATGTCATGCAGGTACCGGCACAAACTTCACTGCTGCTGGTTCTCTTATTCGTAACGGCTGTACCGTTATTGCAATGACCAGCCCTGTGCAGGTATTTCAGATTACCACCATCGGCAGCGCAACAAGTCTCACCGTAACGCCAGCAGCTAACCCAACTGTTCCCGCCGGAACCCGATTTGCCATTCTTCTGAGTGACAGTCTGAGCGTGGATGGTCTGGCGCAGGATATCGCTGAAACCTTCACGATGTACCAGCGCTACATGAGCGGGTTCGCTGATGTAATGAACGGGACATCTGATGTCACCATCACTATCAACGGCACTGTCGTTACCGTGCCGGGTCAAAAATCTCTGGCGAAGAAAGGGGATAACAGCGACATTACCAGCCTTTCTGGGCTGAAAACAGCTCTCAGCATTGAGCAGGGAGGGACCGGGGCAAAGAATGCCGCTGACGCTCGCACAAAACTCGGTTTGGGAGATATGGCCACAAAGAGCTCAGGTGAAACCGAAGGGGCAGGTATGACAGTTGGTGCATTTGGTATTGGTCGGCCATCTGGAATCAAGATTACGAATGAAACTGGGTCACCTGGACTGGTAGCGGCTTTGTCGGGTTACGGGTTTATACCTTTCAGAAATGAGCAAAATATTACAGGCAGAATCGCTGCTTCATCTCCAGCTCTATGGGTGCGTGCAGGTGGAACTTTTGCTTTTTTAAGCATCCCTTACGTTTCCTCTGCCCCGGTTCGTATCAGTGGTGGACTAATTTCAAATGGTACGATTGACTATACCCGTACACTCTACGATGACCTGAATACCACCAAAGCCAGCGACGGAACGCTTAAGGCAGCTTCCCCAGTAGTGAAGCTGTTTGCAGACGGTTCGTTTGAAACTAATGGCGAATCAGAAGGCTGTACCGTAACTCGTATGAAAGCCGGAGAGTATCTGATCGAGGGCTGCATGGGCATGAACTCAGATGCGGCGTGGGGCGGCATTGATGGCGGGTTCGATATCCCTAAAGATCGCAATGGGCAGGCCCTAATCTGGCTTGACTATGAGGTAAATGCCGACGGGTCAGTGCTCGTGAAAACATTCCACCGGGAATACCCGACAGCACCGGCATTTGCGAGGAACTCGGTGGAAGGTTATGTGGATGGCCAACCGGCCGATATTCCGGCCGATCAGTTTGTCAGTGTCCGTGTTGAGATGCCGCAAAACAGTATCTGGAATCAGCGTATGACTATGGCTGAAGTTCCTGATTCATCCGCTGATTAAAGGCAGAATCATCAGGCATATCCAGTCTAATATCGATCCAGCTGTTCACCGGCACATCCATCGGCTCCCCTTTCGTTTTGACGATCTCCCCGTCATCGCTCAGCATGTATTTTCGCTTAAACAGGCGGATAGTCAGTCCTCCGTTTTCGGTTTGTTCTGCCTCAACTACACCCAGTTCCCCCATGCCGCCAGGGTCCATTGGCGGCAGTAACTGCCATCCCTCTGACGCCAGGCCTGCCGAACCTGTGAGAACATAAACGCCGACATCAAGCCGTGAAATAGTAATGCCCTCAGCCTCGGCGTTCGCCGTGCCGCAGCCGCACCAGGTGAAGCCTACTTCGTCAACATCGGTACGCTGGTTCTCTTCCTGAGATTTTACGATTCTGGCGATCGGAGATGCAGCCTTGAGCGTTCCGTCACTGGCTTTCGTGGTGTTCTGCGTCGAATAAATGGTGTGCGTCGTGGAGAACCCTACGTTAGCATTGCCCTGAATTGTTCCATTACCCTGACGATACTTCAGTCCCTGAGAGGTTGAGGCAAGCTGCCACGACGCATTGCCACCACCCGATGCATCATGCCAACCACGGAGTGTTAGCATGCCCGTGTAGGTGTCTGCCCCGCTACCGCCACCCCAGCCACTTCCTCCAAGCTGTATGCCAAAAGACATACCGAGCGGGTACTGGGATATAGCGTCGTAAGGGCCGAGATTGCGATAATCGCGATGGCATTGCGCCATGACAGCAGCTCCGTTCAGATACGCGGAACCTGGGGAAAACTGGCTATCAACGTCTCGTGTAGCGCTGTTTCCTAAACCGACGTTTTATAGATTGCCAAGGGGCAGCCATGCCGATAACTTCACCTGATTTTTTTGCAGAAAATGTTGGGTGAAAAATATGCAAATTGGCTACGTTAGGGTGTCAACAAATGACCAAAACACAGATCTTCAGCGACAAGCTCTCGAACGCGCAGGATGTGAACAGGTTTTTGAGGAAAAAATGAGCGGGACGGTAGCGAACCGGCCAGCGCTTAAAAAGCTTCTGCGAACGCTGAGTGAGGGCGATACGCTGGTAGTGTGGAAGCTGGATCGCCTCGGGCGAAGCATGCGGAATCTGGTACTGCTGGTGGACGAACTCCGGCAGCGCGGCATCCACTTCAAAAGCCTTACGGATAGCATAGACACTTCCAGCCCAATGGGGCGTTTCATATTCCACATCATGTCAGCCCTGGCCGAGATGGAGAGGGAGTTAATCGTGGAACGTACCCGGGCAGGACTGGCGGCAGCCTGGGAGAAAGGGCGCATAGGAGGCAGACGTCCGAAGTTAACCCCTGAGCAATGGGCGCAGGCTGGCAGGCTGATCGCAAACGGAGTGGACAGAAAGCAGGTGGCGATTATTTACGACGTTGCGGTGTGCTCCTTGTATAAGAAATTTCCGGCGCGGTAG